CTATCCATCTTCGGAAAAGTTGCTGTCCAGCTCGTCGCCGTTCGGCTCGGCGTCCCCGCTGTCCTCGTCGTTCTCGTCTTCGATTTCCAGGTCGGTGTGTTCCGAACCCACCGGCATGTACCAGTGGGTTTGCGTGACATGCTCAGGGGCGCCGAGGCTTGGTTCGTTGTCGTTGTCAGGTTCCAGATTCTCGTCGCCATCCAGAAGGTCCAGCAGGGCGATCAGTTCCTCAATATAACCCTCCAGCGTTTCGCGACGCAGTTCCTGGACCGCTTTGCTCATGCAGCTGCCCTCCCGGCGATTTCCGCCACGGACTCTATGAACCGGGCCATCTGCCCAAGTGGGGTGGCGTCAGATTTCGTGAGTTCCATGAGGTCTCCAGCCGTTACAGCAAGGACGTCAGCTTTCATCCCCAATCCGGCCAGGGTGCGAGCCTCGCATTGGGAAACCTCATCAGCTGCTTTCCGCAGCCAAGCGTCCGCGTTCGTTACACGCTGCTGCACAGTATCCGCCCCTGAAATCCTACGAAGACGCGCGGTCTCTGCCTCGTAGTGTTCCGCGAGCACGATATTCCGTTCGCACTTTCTTATGGCCTCGTTCCGGAGAGCTTGGTTGCGTGCAAGAGCCTTCGGCGTGCGTCCCTTGGGAGTAGATTTTTTCAGATCCTCTATTCTCGACCGTTCCCTGCTGCTCGTGAGGAGGGCGAAGCAGGTTTTCGGATTGGCACGTCGATATTTTGCTGACATCCGCTTCGTCAGATCGGCCGTGTCTCTGATGAGATAGCGGCCGATTATATCCCGTTCGCCGTCGTCTGTGTAACGACCATCCTGCGCGTTCGCTCCCCATAGAAGCGCCTCCGGAGCAAGCGGCCAACGATGCTTCCACTCGTCTGCCAGCCATTCTCGGGCTTGCTGCGCCTCATTCCGCTCGACACAGGCCTCATAGAATTTCTGGTAGGCAGAGATCAGCTCGGGGTTCTCTGCCTGGTCGCCGGCAAGAGCTTGCGCCCCGGTCGCGATGGCACCGTGTGCATCAGGCGCGACGGCGACCGCTGCGGCCGTCGAGGCGGCGGCGAGACCCCAAAGAAGGGCACGGCGGGTGGCTTTGGGCATACCTTCGGCGGTAGCCGGAATCGATGTGTTCGGCATGATGGGTGTCCCCTGAAGTTGTTTGCGATACACATAAGGATGTGTGGATTAACCATCTTACAGAAATAGGTTGCTGTCAACAGCTAGTTGTGTAATTTATCCAACTAGTCGTATGCAGGAGCTTGTTTTGGCTATCACAGGAAATCAAATCAGAGCGGCACGAGCGCTTGTGGGGATGGATCAGCAGGCGCTTGCCGACAAAGCCAAAATTGGCATCAACACAGTTCGGAATATGGAGGGCGCAGGGGGCGAGCGCATAAGGGTCCGAACCGATACGCTTGATGCCGTAACGGATGCCCTAAAGGTCGCTGGAGTTGTCATCATCGAGGAGGGTACCAACGATGGTGGCCCAGGCGTTCGGCTCATAAACAAAGGCACCTAAGCCCTCTGTCAAAAAGGAATATCGTCGTCGAGATCCCGAGAGAAGTTGCCGCCGCTGCTCTTTGATGGGGGCGACTTCGACTCTGGCGGCCATTTCGGCGTCGAGAGCTTCGCATTTTTCAGAGCTTCAAGCATGGCATTGCCCGCCGCGTAGTAGTCCTTGTGCTTCAAGTCCTCGTGAAGTTGCATGAATTCTTCAATGCGCGGCCATAGCAGATCAATGTAATGGTTGAGATAGATTTTCTTATCTTCGTCAGTATAGAAAAATGGCCAGTGGCTGCGAACGAATGCGAGGCGGCGTTCTTCTTCAAATGTCGGGATCAGCTCCGGCACCTTTGAGACTTCAAGAGCACGCACCCCCTCGCTCACATCCCAAAGATCCTGCCAGGTAATATGGTGGTCGCCGTAGTCATCGGGCCGAGTAATTACGGTATTTGCTGCCGCGGCAAGAATAGCTCGTTCCACGACTGTCGTGATCGTCTGACCTTTGAACCTTGCCATGTAATCCAGGATGAAACGCGTTTTGGGATCCAGCCGGATCGTCAGCGCTTCAGACTTCGGGTTTTTGGATGCAGGTCTGCCCATCGAATCTTCCCCATCGCGCGTACGCATAATCAAACTGTGAATAGTTTGCAATCATCACATTAATATTTGCCCGATCTTGGTGGTTAATGTACGATAATAGCCGTGCATAAACATCAGGAGTTTGAGCATGAATGCAGAACATCCGTCTCGTGAGTATCTGACTGGAAAGCAAGTGGCGACCCGGTACCAGATCACGCCGGTATCGTTGTACAGGTGGGAGCGCGACGAACGCCTCGGCTTCCCTCAGCCGATGATTGTCAATCGTCGCAAGCTTTTCAAAATTGATGAATTGGTTGCCTGGGAGCGCGCACGCGCGAAGGGGGCAGCATGACAACCAGCGCGACGAAGCAGCAAGGGCCGAAGTTTGGCGACCCAACCCCTGCCGCCTCAGTCAAAAAATCGCAAAACGATTTCCTCTCATCACCCACGGAAAGACCGCAGATGACAGAGAAACCTAGAGCACGGACTCTCATGCGAGTCCAGATAATGGACAAGGGCAGCCCGGTTAGTGCACCGATTACGGTGGTCGGACGAGATGCTTGGGCATTGCAGACTTTGCTTGATGCGGGAACGCGCGGCTTCAGCTCGATCGAACGGCCTGCACCAAGAACTTCCCACTACATCTTCAAGCTCAGGCGGTTCGGTTTCGCCATCGAGACCATCACCGAAGTGCACGGCGGCGCGTACCGCGGTCATCATGCTCGATATGTTCTGCATTCGGATGTGCGGGTTCTGGAAGGAAAGGCTGCATGACAGAGCCTCGCCAGATCAACACGGACCCGGCCGTCACCGTCGCAGCGCAATGGGTCGCGGAGAATCCGCCGCGGCCCGACATCATCCCCACGCTTAAAGCGAAATACGCTTTGACCTCTTTACAGGCTGCGGAGGCCTGCGCCTTGGCCCAAACGTTGCGCGTGTCTCGGAGGGCTTTCGGTTGAAGCCACGGGATACCCCGCCACAACATGAATGGGCACTACAGTTCCCCAAGATTGAGGGGAAACCGACCGACGAAGAACGCAAGGTTTTCACCGCGGCGAGGCTTGAGCTGCAGAGCTGGATCATGCGTGACTTCGATAAGACGATGACAACCACGGTGAAGGCCGTGGCTGTTTTTTTGCTGGAAAGCGTGAACAGCGAAACGCTTTTTTGCTACCCGTCCTACCGGACGATTTGCGAGACAATCTCGATCGGCAAAGAGAAAACGGTTCAGCGGGCGATAGCAGCTCTTGTAGCGCGAGGCTGGCTTTACGCTTGGCGCACCAGTCGAACGGACACGTACAACTACCTCTTCCTGAAAAACGAGGAGAAGGTGTCTCAAATTGCGGATTACCTGACCGCGAAAAGGGATGCTCGAGAAGAGGACCGCAAGCGCCGCGACTGGACATTTTTGACCACTCGCGAAAATGACTTGGGGCTTCAAATGTCCACTCGCGAGCGGACAAAGATGTCCACTAAATCCTTTAACGGAACCCATGAAGTTTTCTCTAGTATAGAAAGCGGGGAGTTCTCTATAGTGCAAAACCCCTACGCTGTAGCTTCCTACGGCGATGACACCCCTTATGAAGTCCCGATCGATGAAACCGAGGCCGAAAACGTCCTCGATCAGATTTGCCATGGTTACGCGGTCCATCATCTGGTCAGGGGGACGCTGAAAGACTTTCTTTTGCACGGAACCCTAACCCCGAGCCGGGCGCTTGGTTTGTTAGGGGGGCGGGAGGCCGCATGACCGCTGAAATTTGCGTCTTCCCCTTGACGTGCCGGATCGGAAAAATTCGAGCGGTTGCTGTCAATCTCATCGGATCACGATCGGAAAAGCTGGCGAAGGCATACCGGCACCAGATCTCGGCCGGTCTCATCTCACACATGGAAAAGAATGGAGTTCCGCGGCACGAGCAGGGCGAGCGTTTATTCGAGTTCTGGCAGGCAGTTCATACAGAAATTGCAAAACGAATTGAGGGCGCGGCATGACCAAAATTCTCAACGTCACCCGAGACGGCGACGGCCAGTTCCAGATCACCGATCAGCGCGGCAAGGTGGTCGAAGGTCCGTTTGATACGAACGCAGCGGCTTGGTCGGCGCTCGACCGCATCGACCACGAAACGATGCCAGGTAGGCCTCGCAGTAATAAGAAGGTTCTCTGGGGCAAGCCGGAGAAGCCAGCAAAGCGCAATCGCAAGAAGGCGGGCAGGCGCCAGGCTGCGAAGGACGATCACCGGATGAAGGTCAATGCCGCAAAGGCGCCTGGCTGGGTGCGATCAGTGGCCGCTGCCAAGTTCGATCCGGCCGGCGAGCGCAAGTTCCGGGATTACAAGCTCGGCACGTTCGGCGCTGCCTCCGAAGTGAAGCGCATCGATCCAGCAACGTATCTGGCAGAGAAAGCAGCGAGGGGCGAATGACCATCAAGGAAAGGCAGGAACGGGAAGCGCACGACCGCGAAAACCCATGGCGTCCGATGTCAACGGCAAGGGCCGATGGACTGATCTGCGACCTTCTGTTCGACGACATGGCCGGCCATTTTCCTACAGATGGCCTTCAGTATTTCCTCGATCCAGACGGCACTTGGTATCCAATCAATCCGCCGATCGAAATGTTCTTCATGAGGAAGCCTATCAACTGGCGCCCGTCGTACGTTCGGATGACTCCTGAACGCCGGGCTTTGATCAAAAGAAAGGCAAAGGGTTGAGCATGACGGCAAAGCGGAAGAAGCCCACCGGGGAACTTGAGTGGCAGCCCAAGATCAAGGTCGAAAAGGTCACTGTCGACAACCCGTTCTATTCCAAGGCTCACCAGGGCATCGAAGCCAACCCGGTGAAGATCCAGGCGCAGATGAATATCCGCGAGAGCGCCATCGTCACGCTTGCCGCAAGGAAGCAGATCAACGAGGCGCAGCTTGCTGCCGCAACGCGCTTCAGGGCGCTCTACGAGGCAATGGGCGGGGCAGGGGCTGGATCGTTCGACTACAGCCGCGAGCCGGTCGACGGCGGCGGATCGCGCGAGCCTTTGAGCGAGCAGCAGATCCGGGCGGGCCAGGAGCTTAAGCGTTGCCGCGAAATCCTCGGCATTCGAGCCTATGACATCATGAGCAAGGTCGCCGGCCAAGGCTATGCAATCGGCGAGCTTGCAAAATCGCATCGAGAGCGTACGACCCTTGCAGATTATCTAAAGGATGGGCTCGACGAGATGGCCCGTAATTGGGGCTATCAAAGCCGTGGAGATAGGGGAAAAAGCGCGTAACGACACTTGCGCCGTTACAACAAAAGGACTATAGATTATCTATAGTGGTGATTTGCGGCGATAGGCATGCAACAGCCTAATGCCCGCCATCCAGGCGAGCATTAGGCGAAAGTCTTCCTGAAATATCCCGATCTTCTGGCCGGTGCCATCTTTAGGGGATAATGGTGACCGTGGTGCAGACCGGCTTGATCCCAGGCCGATAATCACAGGCATACACTGCCTTCGTAGTCACGTTGTAAAGATAAGCAATCGGCCCAGTGGTCATTTGCCATTCGTTAGCGTTTTTGGTGGTTTCGCTTTGGCCTACGCCTCCGGATGCTAGAAGCCCGCCGACGATAGCCGCTATTGAGATCACTACAACCTGCCAGTTTTTCATTTCGCTCCCCATGGATAGCAACAAAACGATCAAAGCCACGGATTAGTGGCAGTGATAATCGCCAGTCTTATGGTTAGTATGGCAGCCATTCTTATCGAGGCCGCCGCCATGGCCGAAAGCGCTGATTGCAGACAAAGCGAGAACGGTCGCTGTTAGAGCGATTCTTGCAAGTTTCATTGGTTGCGTCCCCCATCTCGTTTACACCTCAAATAAAACACGGGCGCCCCCGAAAGTCGATTCGTTCTCAACCTTTGATTGTTTTATCATCGACGATAGTTAACGACCCCTCGCTTGGACTCACTGCCGCCTACCGTGCAGTGCTGGCGGGACTACCACCATTGGGTGACTTATTATTTGCTGGAAGTGGCGATAAACTCTCGGTTGCTGAATGATCAGCATACAGGGAGGGTAATATGAGAAAGCTTCTTGGCCTTGCATCCATAGCTGTTCTAGTTGCGCTACCAGTTTCCGCGGCGGACTACACTTATCAGTGTCCCGAGGACAGTAATGTCTGCTCCTACGTCAACAAAACGCCTGAAACGCCCAAAGTTCAAGGCGGAGGCGGGAAAACAGCAGACACTAGCGCCGAAATCCTGGCGCCTAAAAACCGCTACCTTGCAAACATGTCCACTAAGATAGTGAGCCAAAACGGGAAAACACCCGCTTGCAATATCGAAGCAATGGGTGGTGCAACTACTGTGACCATACAGGGTATAGATGTCACGGTTTACAAATCTGCGATTGTTCGAGCGCATGCCGAAACTGGATCCGGCGCTCAGGCCGAAGGAAAAACAGCGCACATGCATTGCGCCTTCACTGCGAAGGTAGTTCGGAAGCCGAAATAGCCTGAAGTGCCGACATACGCAGGTGCTTTACACCCGCCCCGGGTCACCGCGGCGGGTTTTGTAATTCAAGGCGACTGAGCCACCCGACTCGCGCGCCGTTTTGTGAATGCGGCGCTAGGTGAGAGCCCCGCCTCTGAACAAGAATAGACCCTCGATTTCACAGGCGCGCCCAATGCGTCGGTGTGGCAATCGTGAATTTCAGTCTTCGGACGATGCCTCCAGCGACACCGGCTGCGGTAACAGACGTGATGCATGCCTTGAAAGTGGCAACGGACGAACCGAGCGCAGCAGCGATTCGTGCGGTTGGTTCGGGCGATGGAGTGGCCGCCGCCGCGGCTTTCCCGGTGGTGACAGCTTTAATCGCGCATCCCGCGGCGATGCCCTCGACCGTAGCCCGTATGCTTTTGTTACCTGCTTTTGGCCCCGAAACAACGAATGTCGGCGTGACCCGTAGTGCTTTGGTTTCGTAGGCGTGGCCAATGCAAGTGCTTTTTCGGCAGAACCTCGCGGGATTTGTCCAGACAGGACATGGAACATGGGCCGAGGCTTCTTTGACGCAACGCATCTTAACTTTGGGAAGTGTAAACGGGTCGGGGTACTCAAACCATTTCCACCTAATATAGTCCTCAGAGCAAGCTACGGTCGACAAGGCGCAGAAAAACGCCGTCACGCAAAAGCGTTTCATTGTCGTTCCCCCATTGAGTGAGTTTGTATTTACACTACATGCGCAACTACTGGGAGAGTCAATGTATTTGTTACTTCGTACTACCATTGGGCGATCCCTATCTAGTCTAAACAGGTTCTAAGTGACCCAAATGAGCGATTGCATCGGCGGCACTGCGAAGCGAGAGGCGGCGCGGCGGCCGCCTTCTCTGGAACATCAATAAGGAAAGAATGGAATGGACCCTTCGATTGCTCCGGCCTCCCGTGCCGCGGCGGTGACGCCGAATGATACTGCCATCGTCGGTGCGCGCGCGCTCTATATTGGCACAGCCGGCGATGTTGCCATTGCGCCGCGTCGGGACATGGATCCTGTCATCTTCAAGAGCGTGCCGGCCGGGACGATCCTGCCGGTTCATGCTGCCATCGTGGCGCTGACCGGCACGACCGCGTCCAACATCATCGCGTTGTTCTAATGGGCAGCGGCAAGAACGTCCCGCTGAACGAGATCGGGATACTGGGTAGCGCGGCCAAGGCGTCGCAGCCCATTTTCATCATCACCCATCCAGCCGATCAGAAGGCAAGTGGTGCGCAGAGCGCCGATCCACGCGGATAAGCAGCAATCCGCACGATGGAAGAAGTGCGCCCATTGGCAGATCGGTATTAGCCGCCACCGGCTCCGGTTCCACCATTGCCATACCCACCTGGGTCACCGCTCCTGGCTGAAACGGCGTCTCGGTCGGCTATTTTGGCATCTGTAATCTCGACGGCCCGCTTCATAACATCGAGGTGGCGCTTGCAGCGATCGATGTGAGCTGCGGTGATATCTACCTCTCCATCAGGTCCCTTCTGTGAGATACGGAAGGCCGGGTTTTCCGTGATGAATTTGAGATTATCTTCGATCTCGCCGATGACCTTCAGCTGCTCTTCGCGATAAGCTTTGAGATCCATGAGGCTTCTCCTGAAAGTAGGTGTGCGGCTATAGCTTTGACTTCTTCTCGAGTAGGGCTCTCATGCCCGAGGTGAAGGATTTCTTAGCTTCTGCAGCTGCGGCAATCTGGTTCGCGAGAAATGTCAGGATCTCTCGGATGGTTTCTGCATTTGCCATGCAGTCGCTATCGGATTGCGCATGCAAGCCTTCACTCAGGGTTTCGTGAAGTAGGCGCAAAGGGTTCATACCGTCCGGGCGCAATACTGGCGGGATAAGGTCTTTGATGATGTCAATCTTTTCTGCAGTAACGCGGGTTGTTTTCGTCTTAGCAAGCGCATCGCTAAACTGCTCAAGTTCTGCTCCCCCTAAGAGCTGAGGTATCTCATCCAACAAACCATCGATGGTCTCCTCAACGATGCGTCTATAGTAGGCAAACGCTCCGATTCCGTAACCCTGCCCCTCGCAGATGAGACCCTTCCGAAGGTAGCTACGATGGTCTCCAAGTAGACGTTCGACTTGTTTATTTCCTTGGATGTCCCATGGGGGAAATTGACCCACCTTCGTGACGCTGCTCAGATCCTCGCTGATGTGGATGTCAAAATGGCGAACTTGCCGGTTACATCCTGCGCAACCGTAATTAACCTGCACGATTTCGTTATGGCAGGGAACGTTGATATATCCGCGTCCATAATGATACTCGGATATCATCAGGAATGTCTGGTCGTTGCGACATATCTCGCATTTCATCTTGATTGACGGTTTTGCGAGCAGGTCCATTGTCCTTGGGACCTTAATCGAAAAGGGCCGATACAACGGATAGGTCTCTAGGAATACTTTGTCTGGCATACGTCCCCCCGCAGTGCTGCGGGGTGAATTTAAACTCGCGGCATTAACGCAAGGCAAACAGACGGGGCTGTCGCCATAAAGTTGGGGCGCACGGCAGGCCCACGAAAGAACCGCTATCCGCCGATCAGAAGGCAGGACCATGACAGGCAGACCAACCAAATTCACACATTCCCTTGCCAGCATCATCTGCGAGCGCATCGCTGGCGGCGAAAGCCTTCGATCGATCTGCCGCGATGAAGCGATGCCGGCAAAGTCGACCGTGCTGGCGTGGCTGGCAGATGACGAGAAGTCAGCTTTTCGGACCAAGTATGCGCAGGCGCGCGAGATCCAGGCCGACGGCTTCGTTGACGAGATGGTCGAGATTGCCGACGACGGTTCGAACGACTGGATGGAACGGAACTTCGGCGAGGAAACGCGCTGGGTTGAAAATGGCGAGGTTCTTCGACGCTCGCAGCTCCGCATCTCGACGCGGCAATGGATTGCCGAGAAGCTGAAGCCGAAAAAGTATGGCGCCAAGGTCGAGCTGGAACACGGCGTGACCGGAGAGGTGTCGCAGCTGCTGGAAGCTATCAATGGCAAAACCCGCGGACTTCCAAGCGGCGGTTGACCAGTTCTCGGACTGGCGCTGGCGTCTGAACAACCTCTATTGGATCACCGACAAGGAAGGCAAACGGGTCCGGTTCGAAATGAACTGGGCGCAGATGACCTTTTTTGAGCAGATGCATTATCTGAATGTGCTGCTGAAGGCCCGCCAGCTCGGCCTGACCACGTTCATCCAGATCTTCATGCTGGACGCCTGCGTGTTCAATCGGGACATTCGGGCCGGCACAATTGCTCACACGCTGGGCGATGCGCAGACCATCTTTCGGGACAAGGTGAAATACCCTTACGACAATCTGCCTGAGGGCATTCGGGACGCGGTGCCGATCACGCGGGACAACACCAGCGAACTGCTCTTGGGGAACAACTCAAGCATCCGCGTCGGCACGTCGCTGAGATCCGGCACGCTTCAGTACCTGCATATCTCGGAATATGGGAAGCTCTGCGCGAAGTATCCGGAGAAGGCGAGGGAAGTCCGGACCGGCGCCCTCAACACGGTACAGGCCGGCCAGCTGGTGTTCATCGAAAGCACTGCCGAGGGGCAGGAGGGGCATTTCTACAATCTCTGCGAAGACGCGCAGGTAAAGCATCGGCAGGCCGCCGATCTGACGCCGCTCGATTTCAAGTTCCACTTCTTCCCCTGGTGGAAAGAACCGCAATATTCGATCGCGCCCGCCGGCGTCATCATCACCGACGCTTTTGCCAAGTATTTCCGCGGTCTCGCCGATCAGGGAATCGATCTGACGAACGGCCAAAAGGCTTGGTACGTCAAGAAAGCTGAGACGCAGCTCGGCGACATGAAGCGGGAATATCCGTCGTCGCCGGCCGAAGCATTCGAAGCGAGCGTTGAGGGTGCTTACTACGCCGACCAAATGGCCGTGGTCGATGCTGAGGAGCGTCTAGGAGTCTTCCCGCATGTGCCTGGCTATCCGGTTCACACGATATCGGACATCGGCATGGATGACACGAACAGCGTCTGGCTGTTCCAGGTGCTTCCGAGCCGGGTGCGAATGATCGGCTATTTCGAGCACACCGGCACCGGTATGGATGGCATGCTCGACGAACTGGAGCGCCGCGCCAAAGAGCATGGGTATGTCTACGGCGTCCACAACATGCCGCACGATATCCGCGTCAGGGAATGGACGCGGGGCGGCATGACGCGCATCGAGATTATGCTTCAGGAGGTCAAGGCGCGGAACCTCGGCACTGTTCGAAAAGTCGAGCGGACCTATGTGCATGACCGCATCAGCGGAACCCGGCGCATTCTGGCGAAGGTCGAGTTTGACCAGGCCGGATGCGATCAGGGCGTCAGGTGCCTGCGCAACTACCGGAAAGAGTGGGACGAGGATCTTGGCGTGTTCCGCGATGAGCCATTGCACAATTGGGCATCGCACGGTGCGGACGCTTTCGGCGGCCTGGCGATCATCTTCACCGGTCTTGCAGCGGAACCGCTCAAACCTGAACCGAAGCCGCTGCCGACGTTCCAGACCATGACTTTCAACGACTTCGTCAACTCAACCCCATCCTATAGTGAGAGCGTTTGATGCAAGACGAAGCCACGACATTGCCGGCCGGTGAACAGTGGGACCTGGCAAAGGTCGGTGCGCACTGGCAGCAGGAAATTGAACGGGCAGAACGCTATTTCAAATCCTGGGTGGACCGCTGCGTCAAGATTGAGAAGATCTACCTGCAACAGACGGAGCAGCAGAGCGCCAAGCGTCGGTTTCCGATGCTTTGGGCGAACATCTCCGTCCTGCAGCCGGCCGTCTATGCCCGCGTGCCGCAGCCCGTTGTCGAGCGTCGCTTCAAGGACTCGCAGCCGGTGGCGCGCATGGGCTCTGAACTGGTCGAGCGCAATCTTGCCTTCACGGCTGACGACGCTGATCTGGATTCCATCATGCGGGCGGTGCGCGATGACTTCCTGCTGTGTGCCCGCGGCACCGTCTGGCTGCGCTACGAGGCCGATTTCGAGCCGCTCGACATGGGCGTCGTGCCGTCGGATGCGCCGGGGATGCGGGACGACGTATCGCCGATGGAGCAGATCACCGACGAGCGTGTGTGCATCGACTATGTGCACTGGTCAGACTTCCTGCATTCGCCGGCGCGGCGCTGGAAGGACGTCACATGGGTGGCGCGGCGCGTGCCGATGACCGATCAGGAGTTCGACAAGCGCTTTCCTGATGGGCGGGCCAGCCTTGCCGCGAATGGCGCCGGCAGCAAGCACGGTACGAACACAATCGATCGCGCCCAGAACGAGGGGAAAATCAACGTCCTCGAAATCTGGTGCAAGAGTGAAAACTACTCCGTCTGGATCGCTGAAGGCTCACCGGTCGCGCTTGAAGTGTCAGAGCCACCGCTGAAGCTGAAAGGGTTCTGGCCTTGCCCACGGCCGGCGTTTGGCACCTTGTCCACTGGCTCGCTCATTCCGGTCCCGGATTATGTCTACTACCAGGGCCAGTGCGACGAGATCGATATCCTAACCAGGCGCATCAACAAGCTGACGGACCAGCTGCGCCTGAAGATTTTCTATCCGTCAGGGGACGGCTCGGTATCGCCGGCGATCGAAAAGGCGATGCGACCGGAGAATGACACGGTCATGGTGCCGATCCCGGAATGGGCGGCCTTCACCGATAAAGGCGGCTCGAAAGCCATCGTGAGTCTGCCGATCGACGACGTGCAGAAGGTAGTCGTGGCCTGCATCGAGGCGCGTAAGCAACTGATCGAGGACGTCTATCAGATCACCGGTATCAGCGACATCGTGCGCGGCGACACCCAGGCATCGGAGACAGCGACGGCTCAACGGATCAAGAGCCAATGGGGCTCCATCCGCATCAGAGACCGGCAGTCCGAATTGGCTCGGTTCGCGCGCGATACGGTGGCACTTGCCGGCGAAATCATCTGCGATCAGTTCCAGCCGGAGACGTTGATGTTGGTGAGCGGCATCCAGTTGCTCACCGCGGCGCAGAAGCAGCAGATCCAGATGCAGATGCAGCAGGCTCAGATGGTCGCCCAGCAAGCAGCGATGCGCGCGCAGCAGATGGGGCAGCCCGCATCGCCACCACAACAGCCTCCGATCCCGCCTGAGATGCAGCAAATGATGCAGCAGCCGACGATCGACGAGGTCGTTCAGCTTTTGCGCAATGACAGCGTGCGCGGCTTCAGGATCGACATCGAAACGGATTCCACCATTGAGCCCGATGAGGATGCGGAAAAGCAGCGGCGTATGGAGTTCGTCCAGATGGTGGGCGGCTTCATGCAGCAGGCCGGCGCCATAGCGCAGCAGACGCCAATGCTTGTGCCTGTGATGGTCGAGACGCTGCTGTTCGCCGCCCGCGGCTTCCGGGCCGGCCGCCAGTTGGAGAACACGTTGGAGCAGGTAGGCGCTCAGCTCTCCCAAGCCGCCACCGCTCCTAAGCCGCCGCCGGAACCTACGCCTGAGGACATGATCAATCTCAGGACGACGCAGGTAAAGGCGCAAGCGGAGCAGACCAAGGCACAGCTTGGGGTCGCCGAGGCGCAGATCGAGCACCGTACCACGGTCGAGCAGGCGCGTGGGGATATGGCGATGCAGCGCATGCAGCACCTCCACGATGCGCAGCAGGCGGCGCAGCAAGCCGTCCAGCCGCAACCGCCTGCCTATCAGTGAAAGAGGTTTGACGATGAGAGAGAAGCTTTGCCGGGTGTGCGGCAAGTGGCACGAATTCGATAGCTGGCCGGCGGCCTGCATTCCCGAGCGGCGTGTCGCGCAATCCGATCTGCCGGCACCGCACTTCATCAGCGATGCCATCGATATCCAGTCGATGCACGACGGGCGGCGCTACACCTCGAAAGCCAAGCTGCGCAGCGAGTACCGCGCCCATGGCGTCGAGGAGATCGGCAACGAGAAGCCGAAACCGATCGAGAAACCGAAGACGGACCGCAACGAGATCCGCAAGGAACTGCGGCGGGTTTACGCCGAATACACTGCCTGAACGGGCATCAATCCCCGAAATAGGAACATCCTCACATGACCATCGATGACCTGAACGACGCCGGCACCAACGGCGGCGATGACCTCGGCACGTCCATAGCAACCGAAAAACCGGTGAGCATCCGCGACAGTTTGCGGGCGGCGATTGACAGCGCCGACGGAAATGTTTCCGCATCCGGCAACATGGATCGCCAGCGCGACGAGCATGGCCGCTTCGCCCCGAAGGAAACGGACAAGAGCGGAACGGTACCAGCCGGACAGCAGGCCGCGGCAACAGCGACGAAGACCGGAGATGCACCGGCAGCCCCACAGGCTGCGCCGACAGCAGCCCCGGCCGCAGAGCAGCAGTCCGTCGCAACGCATCGCGTCCCGCCTGGCTGGTCCGCTGAGGCAAAGGCGCATTTCGGCGCCCTGCCGGCAGAGGTGCAGGCCGCCATTTCGAAGCGAGAGCAGGAAGTCGACAACGGTTTCCGCGTGCTTCAGGACTATAAGGGTCTCGAAGAATTCACACCTATCGTCCGCCAGGCCGGCACCACCCATGCCGACGTGATGCGCAAGGCGATCGATTGGGAACGGTCCCTGCAGCAGGACCCGATCAATACCGTCATTCACGTCGCCAAACTGGCCGGCGTCAATCTTCAAGCCCTTGTCGCCGGTCAGCAGGACCAGATTCTGCAGCGCCGGCCGCAACAGGCTCAGCCACAGCCAACGCCTCAGCCCGTCAACGTCGAGGCCACGGTTGAACAGGTACTCCGGAAAAGGGACACGCAAACTCAAGTCGAAGCGTTCCTTTCCGATCCGGCAAACTTGCACGCCGAAGCCGTCCTCGAAGACATGGTCGCCCTCATCAATACGGGGCGCGCATCGTCACTAAAGGACGCTTACGACGCAGCATGCTGGATGCGTCCAGACATTCGCCGGCAGCTGATCAGCCAGGCTGCACCGGCGAACCAAGTTCAAGACCAGACGTCCCAGAGGGCAGCAGCGGCAGATCAGGCCCGCCGCGCCTCGCGATCGATCTCCGGCTCTTCCGGACCTGGGCCAAGCCAGGGTGCCGGCGCCGGCCAGCCAACCTCAATCCGCGAATCCCTTCGCACGGCGTTGCACGCCGCGAACGGTCGCGTGTGATCAAAAGGAAAATGATCAATGCCCATCTCGCCCAACCTCTCTGAAATCGTGACCACGACGCTGCGCAACCGCAGCGGCACGGTCGCCGACGACGTGACGAAGAACAACGGTCTTCTCACTCGTCTGAACAGCCGCGGCAAGAAGAAGCCTGTTTCTGGCGGCCGCACCATCGTTCAGGAAATCCAATATGCCGAAAATGGCAGCTTCAAGCGCTACAGCGGTTACGATATCCTCAACGTCCAGCCCTCCGACGTCATCACCGCCGCCGAATACGACCTCAAGCAGGCCGCGGTCGCCGTCTCGATGTCCGGCCTCGAACAGCTGCAGAACTCCGGCGAGGATGCCATCCTCGATCTGCTTGAGCAGCGCATCGAGAATGCCGAAAGGACGCTGAAGAACAACATCGCCCAAGACTGCTATTCCGACGGCACGGCCGATGGCGGGCGGCAGATCGGCGGCCTGCAGCTGCTGATCTCGACCTCGCCGACATCAGGCACCGTCGGCGGCATTTCGCGCGCCACCTGGGGTTTCTGGCGTAACCAGAAGTTTTCAGCGACAGCCGACGGCGGCGCCGCAGCGTCGACTGCCAATATCCAGTCGTACATGAACCGGCTCTACATGAGTTGCGTTCGCGGCTCGGATTCTCCGGATCTCGTCGTCGCCGACAACAACTTCTTCCGCCTCTACTGGGAATCGCTGCAGGCGATCCAGCGCATCACCTCGGCGGACAAGGGCATGGCCGGCTTCCAGTCGCTGCAATACATGGGCGCCGACGTGATCTTCGACGGCGGTTTCGGCGGCGGGGCGCCGCTCAACCAGATGTACTTCCTGAACACGGATTATCTGTTCTACCGCCCGCACCGCGACCGCGACATGGCGCCGATCGGCGACGAGCGCATGAACACCAACCAGGATGCCTTCGTGCAGCTCATGGGCTTCGCCGGCAACCTCACCATGAACAACGCCTTCCTGCAGGGCGTGCTGTTCGCCTGATCGAACGAAAGGATCAACTCCAGTGACCATCGCAACTTCCCAGACCGATCGTCTTGGCGCGAACCCGTTCGTCGTCGAAGGTCCGATCGTTGCCGGCTCCGGTATTCCCGGGCCGAACTTTGCCCTCGGTTCCGTCTCTGGCGGTCCCAAGGAATCCGAATGGGTCTATTGCCAGCTGGTGCTGGCCTCGCAGACGACCCTTCAGCCCGGCCAGTGGTTCCAGTGGACCCGGGATTATGTCGCTTCGCTGCTGACCACGGCCGCCGCCGTCGTCGGCCAGCGCTGCGGCGTCTTCGCCGGGGCAAATCAGGCCCCGACCCAGTCTGGCGGCCCTGCACAGGCGATCACCCTTGCCGCCGGCACCTATTACATCTGGCTGCAGCGCAACGGGCAAGCTCCTGCGCTGGTGTCGACCGCAACGGCGGCTCTCGTCGTCGCCGAAACCACGGCGACGGCAGGCCTCGCCAATGCGCCGGCTTCCGCCACGGTTTCGTCGAAGGCAATCGCGAATGTCAACTTCGCGGCGGCCAACCAGACCTTCACAGCAACGACCGTCAACGGTTCTGCTGTTCTCTCGGCTCTTGGCAGTGTCAGCCCGGAAGGCGGCCCGTTTATCGGTGCTGCCATCGCCGGCACTGGCATTCCCGGCGCTACCACCATCAGCGGGATCACCTATACCCCTTCGGGGACGGTCCAGAGCATCACCATGTCCGCCAACGCGACCGCCAATGGCACAGCCATCACGGTCACAGCGACGGGCGTGCTTGAGGCGACGCTGATGCGCCCGTTCCTGTCGAAGGTGAACTAACCCTGATCAACGGCGGGCGCTTCGGCGCCCGTTTCCCTTTCCCCGCCATCAACCGCGAGACAATCACCATGGCCGATACCAACACCGGAATTTATGCCTCCTTCAGCCTCGAGCCGGTCGAGCAGACCTTTCTGACGGAGAAGGAAGGGCGCCCGATTTTCGCCGACAAGGAATTCGTGCGGATCTTCATCGCAGGCGACAAGCACACCGAGGTTTACCGCGAGGTAACCGAGAACGATAAGCTCCGCTTCTCCGATGCCTACAAGCGCTTCAAGGAAGGGGCCGCCGCCCGCGAGCAGCTGGTCGGTACGCCGTTGGCGCAATGGCCCTATCTCAAGCCCAGCCAGATCAAAGAGCTTGAAGCGATCAACATTTACACTGTCGAGCAGCTGGCGGTCCTGTCGGATACTGCGAAGCAGAAGCTCGGCATGGGGGCAAACGAGCTCGTCGCCGCTGCTCAGGCGTTTCTGGCCACTGCTGAAAACTCGAGTGCTGCCTCGGCCTTCGCCGCCGAGAATGAGCGGCTGAAAGATGAGGTCTCCCGCCTCAACGACCAGATGAAGCAGATGGCGTCTCGCTTCGAAGCGCTCGAAAACGAGCGCCAGGGCCGCGGCCGCGAAGCAGCCTAAACCGGAGATCCGCGCATGTCGCTCTTGACGATTATCCAGAACGTATGCGCGGAAGTCAGCCTTGATCCGCCGACGGCCGTCATGTCTTCCGCCGACCCTCAGGTCGCGCAGCTGCGTATCCTGTCGCAGCGCGCCGGCCGTGATCTGATGCGGGAACATGACTGGTCGGCGCTCGTCGTCATCAGGGATTTCACGGCAACCGGCGTCATCCCGGAACCTTCGGAGCCGCCGGCCGATTGGGATCGCTATCTCGACAATTCGAAGATCTGGAACACGTCGCGTCTATGGCAACTCAACGGTCCCGTCGAGCCGCAGAGTTGGGAACGCCTGACCATCCTAAATTCCAACCCGGTGCCGCAGATCTGGCGCATGCTGGGCGGCCGGCTGGCGTTCTATCCCAATGATGCGGGCGAGACGCTGCGATATGAATACGTGTCGAGTGCGTGGGTCGCCGTCAACGGTGGCACGACCTATGCGGACACATGGGCCAACGATACCGACACGGCGCGGTTTCCGGAAGAACTCCTCGAGCTCTCCACCATCTGGAGATGGAAGCGCGCCAAGGGCCTTGATTACGGGGAAGAGATGGCGAATTTCGAGCGGGCCAAGGAATCGGCGATCGGTTCGGACCGCGCCGCCGCACCAATGGATATCTCCCTGCCGAACCGTGGCCAGGTTCCCGAAAACTATTGGCCCGGCACTATCGTGGTACCTGGCCCATGACGCGAAAGCCTGTCCCTGCCAGCGCTGGAATGAACCGCGTCTCTCCCAGCAAGGATTGGATTGCTCCTGTGGGTGGATGGCGGACCGACGTCGAGATGGCAGACATGCCGAAGGACGCGGCTTTCCAACTCGACAACTTCTTCCCGGAGGCGAACCGCGTGCGTGCCAGATATGGGCATCTCGCCTTTGCCTCTGGTCTCGGCGCCGACGTCAAGACGATGATCCCCTATTCCGGCGTCAGCAATCGGCTCTTCGCCGCGGCGGGCGATAAGATATTCGATGTGACGGCTGGGGGAGCGGTCGGCGCCGCCGTCGTCTCGGGCCAGTCCAGTGCGCACTGGTCGACACAGCAATACACCAATCCGGCCGGCCAGGAGTTTCTGCGCCTCGTCAACGGCCTCGACACGCCGCTGCTGTTCAATGGCACGTCATGGACGAACAACCTTCTGGTTGGGACGGCAACGCTGGCAACGCAGAACGCCGCCGTCAAGAATGTGCCCTACACGCTGAGCTTCTTCGGCACGGGATCGGTAACGCTGTCTGGGGCTTTCGCCGGGGTTCTGAACGGGACGGGCGTTGGGAATAGGGTATCACTCACCTTCACCCCGGCAGCTGGCACGTTGACCCTGACAGTGGCCGGGTCGGTGACCAATGCCCAGCTCGAGACCGGTTCAGTCGCCACGCCTTATGTTTCGTCGACCATGATCACCGGCATCTCGGACCCATCGTTGCTGATCGCGGTGACGGCGTATCGCTCGCGCCTGTGGTTCATCGAGAAGAACTCGACGAACGTTTGGTATCTCGCCACCGATGCGGTCAGCGGCACGGCAACGGTTCTGCCGGTCGGCGGCAACATGAAGTACGGCGGGACGCTTGCCGCGATCAACGTCTGGACCATTCCCGTTTCGACGGGTCTGCAGCAATGCCTGGTGCTGATGTCGTCAGAGGGCGAGATTGTCGTCTTCCAGGGATCGGACCCGTCCAGCGCTTCGAACTGGGGACTGATCGGCACCTTCAAGCTTGGCCGGCCACTCGGGACTGACAGGTGCATGCTGTCGGTCGGCGCCGATCTGGCGATTATGACGACCGACGGCATCGTGCCGATCACTAAGGCGGTGCAGTTGGATCGGGGCGCAACGAGCCTCGGCGCAATCACCGCGAAGATCGGCCCGACCTGGCGCGAGACCGTCGCGACTATAGGAACGACTCCAGATCAATGGCAGTTGGCGAGCTTCCCAGCGCGTCAGATGGCGATTGTAAATCTGCCATCGTCCTTCGGGCCATATCAGTACGTAATGAACACCGAAACCGGTGCTTGGTGCCGTTTCGTCGGAATGGCCGCGTCCTGCTGGGCGACATGGCAGGACCGTCTGTTTTTCGGCGGCAGCGACGGCACGGTCTACGAGGCGGAAGCCGGGGCCAATGATAACGGCATGTCGATCGATGCGCTGATGGTCGGGGCATGGAATCGCTTCGGCGACGGGCTCTCGACGAAACTCTCGAAGCTGATCGGCGTGACTGCGCAGATCGGCGTCTCGACGCTGATGTATGCCGGGATCTCCGTCGACTACCAGACGAAGATCCCGACCGCGCTGTTGTCGTCGGTGGAAAACAGCACTGCGGCAAAATGGGGAACGGCAATCTGGGGCGTTTCGAAATTCCCCGGCCTTTCGCTGGTGCGTAAATTCGCCTCTGCCGGCGGCGCGGGTTCTGCGCTCGCCCCAACAGTGCGCGCCTTGATCTCGGGCTCTTCGGGGTCCGTCTCGGAAGCTGCGGTCGTGGGCGGTGAGGTGCTTTACGAAAAAGGTGCACCGCTTTGATCGTCTCGGAGCCGCGAGTCGATATCGCGGCCTGGGTCGGTGGCAAGATCGGGGTGTCGTTTCAGCCGCCCTATACCGCACTGGCGCACGTCGATCGCGGACAGATCATCGCCGGCTATGTCTTCAACGTCTGGACGGAACATGACGTCGAAGTCTCGCTCGCCGCCGATCGGCTGTCTATCACGCTGATGCGGGCGGCCTTCCGGTATGTCGTCGATCAGCTTGGTTGCCGCCGTGCCACGTTCAGGACCCGTGCCGACAACGCCGCCGCTCAGAAGGCGCTCGATAGGCTCGGCGCTCGTCTTGAAGGCCGTCAGGCGGCTTACTTCAGCGATTGCGATGCGCTGCTCTACGGAATTTTGAAAGAGGACTTCCCCTATGGTCTCCACGCCGAAAGCGCCGAAAGCGCCCGACCCGACACAGACGGCAGCGGCACAGACCGCCACCAATGTTGATACGGCTATCGCCAATGCTGGCCTGAGCCACACCAACCAGTATACGCCCGACGGCTCGTTGGAGTACAAGATCAGCGGCCATACGACGATGACCGACCAGAACGGCAAAACCTATCAGCTGCCGACCTACTCGGCCTATCAGACGTATTCTCCGGAAAATCAGGCGATCTACGACCAGACGCAGCAGACGCAGTTGGGGCTATCGAAGCTGGCCAACGACCAGACACAAAAGGTTTCCGGCATTCTCGGAACGAACGTCGATCTGAGCGCCGGCAATGTCGACAAATACGTCAACGACCATTGGCAGTCGGGATTCAACAACCCGTGGGATCGCGATCAGGCGAGCCTGGATCAGAGCCTTGCCGACAAGGGTATCTCGATGGGCTCTGCCGCCTATGACAACGCCATGCGTGACTTCAGCACCCGCAAGCAGGCGGCGTCGGATCAATACCTGGGGGACATGTATTCCAACGCTCAGAACTCGATCCTCACGGAGCGCAACCAGCCGCTGAACGAGATTTCGGCGCTGATGTCCGGATCTCAGGTCAATCAGCCGAACTATGTGAATTCACCGACGACGCAGTTGCCGACCGTCGATCAGGCGGGGCTGATCAATGAGAACTACAATCAGCAGATGGCCGGTTACAACCAGCAGGTTTCTCAGAAGAATGCCGCGATGGGTGGCCTCTTTGGGCTCGGCGGATCATTGCTTGGGGGCTGGGCTATGTCCGATCGCCGGCTGAAGCGGAATATCCACCAGATCGGTGCAACGGCCTCCGGTCTGCCGGTCTACGAATACGAATATGCATGGGGCGGTGGCCGGCAGGTCGGCTTTATGGCTGACGAGGTGGCTGCGATTGCGCCTCACGCCGTCGCTGAAGGCCCTGGCGGCTTCATGATGGTCAGTTACGCGGGAGTGCTGTGATGGGGTTCATCTTCGGCGGCGATACCGGACAATCGCAGGAAGGCGTCACCGACGCCCGCAAGCGTCTTGCTGCTGCGATGCTTCAGCAGGGCACTGACACCAGCCCGATCCAGTCGCCATGGGAAGGTGCGGCGCGCATGGCCCAGGCCCTCATGGGTGGCTTGGCTGTTCGTAAGCAAGGCGAACTGGAGCAGGCTGCACTTGCCCAATACATGCCAGCCATAACCGGCCAGCCCTACACGCCGCCCGAACAGCCCAAGGGCTTCCTGTCGTCACTTTTTGGTGGCGACAAGGCAACCAATCCCGGCGCCACCGGCTCGGCTATGCCGAAAGTGGATTCGGCCGGCAATATCCCTGCTGCCGCATTCACACCTGGCGGCAATCCTGAGGTGGCGGATTACATTCGCCAGGCATCGATTGCACGCGGCATGGACCCGAATATCGTTCTTCGTGGGGTGGGCCATGAGGGTCTGAACGTCTTTGACCCGTCGCAGCCCGATCATGGTGGCGATGAGGGTTCCTCCTTCGGCCCGTTCCAGCTTCACTATGCCGGCATGTCGAAATCCATGCCGAACGCAGGTCTCGGCGACGAGTTCACCCGAGCGACTGGTCTTCATGCGAGCGATCCATCGACATGGAAGCAGCAGGTTGATTTTGCGCTCGATTGGGCGCGAAAGCACGGCTGGGGGCCTTGGATGGGGTTTAAGGCCGAGGGCATCACGGGAAAGATGGGAATAGGCGAATTGCCGCCCCAGCAGTCGGCGCAAGCCGCTCCTCCTGCATCGCCGATCCAGCCGCCGGTCATACCTCCGCCCGCAACGCCGACGCCGGGTTACCGTGACGCGATGGTGACGACGGCCGGTCGCCCCGATGTGCCTCCGATGCCGCCGGCCGCGTCCGCCCCGGGTGAAGTCGCAAGCCTTGACCCGTCTGTCGGCATCCCCATGCCAGGTGCAGCGGGACAAATGCGCGCGTCCGATCCCGCACAGGTCATGCCGCCACGGGCAGGCCAGCAGTCGGCGTTGCCGCCGCTTCCGACGTCCACAGTCGGGCCGACGCCAAACGTCGCCAGCGTGCCTTCTGTAGCCGATCCTCGGTCACAGATCCCGCCTGAGTTTCAGCGCAGCCCGCAACTCATGAACGCCGACCCGAACAAGGGCATTCTTCAGGCGATCCTTGGCGGTGGCTCTCCCGCGTCTCCGGAGCAGGTTGCCCAGGCGCAGCAATCGGGACAGGCCCGTCTCGCTCAAGCGCTGGACAATGCTCCGCAGGCGCCGAATGCAATGGCGAACCCACGTGTTCAAGCATTGGTGCAAGCCATCTCGAACCCGAACGTCCCGCCGCAGATGAAGGCGATGGCGGCGCAGCAGTTGCAGGTGCTGATGAAGCCGCCGGAATATGGATTTGAGACGCTTCCTGACGGGACCGTTCTGCGCTCCGATCCGCGCACGGGCACAGTTGCCCCGATCTATCAGGCCACGCCGAAGCCGGTGGAGGTGAACGGTCGCCTCGTCGATCCGGTATCTGGAAGAGTCATCGCTGATTATAGCAACCGCCAAGTGAGCACCGTTGATGGCACGGTGATCGACAACACGACAGGACAGCCGGTCTACCAGAGCCATAAGCCTATGGACGTCAACAGCCGGTTGGTCGATCCCGTCACCGGTCAGCAGATCGCGGATTACAGCAACCCGAACGTCTCGGAGGTGGATGGAGCTCTTGTCGACCAGCGGACAGGGAAGGTGATCTATCAGGGCAAGCCGAAGGGTATGGCAGTTCAGCCAGGCGAAACCGTCGTCAATCCGCAGACGGGCGAAGTTCTTCATCAGGGCGCCGGCTACAAGCCGGAGGACGTTTCAAACCTCCGCAAGGAAATCCAAAACCTCCCGAGCTACAAGAGCTACCAGCAGGCTCTGCCGTCCTATCAGTCGATGATCGACACAGCGAAGACGGACAGCAAGGCGTCAGACCTGAACCTCGTTTACGGCTTGGGCAAAATCATGGACCCGAACTCGGTCGTCCGCGAGGGCGAGATGGTCATGGTCAACAACACGTCTAGCCTGCCGGATTGGCTTCAAGGCGCCATCAATAGCGTCAATGGCGGATCGAGGCTGGAGCCCGCTACGCGCACGGCGATCCTGAATGAAGCCCGCAGCCGCCTCGTCGCCTATCGTGGATCGCTCGATAACGACGTCTCGCAATATCGGGGCATCATCGGCCGGCGCGGGATGAACGAGGCCGATATCCTGCCGACTCTGGGGGATATTGCGGCGGTGCCGGATCTGGCCGCGCCGAAGACAGACATCGGGCCAGCCCCGGAAGGTGTGCCCGAAGATGTATGGGGCGCGATGACGCCAGCGGAGCGCAAACTATGGCAGAAATGACACCAGAACAGCAGCAGGCGCTGGCAATCGCGGCCGCGCGTCTGAGGCTTCAGAAGCAGCCGCAGACGTCGCCCGGCGCGACCACACCACCGACTTCGGCTGCTGAGCCACCTCAGACCGGCGAAGAGCTGCGAGCCCGCATCTATTCTGATCTCGCTGCCAGGCGCGAGAAGGCACGGCCTCAGGGGCCTGCGGTTGATCGGTACGGGTTGCCAGCCGACGACGCCCTCTCAGTTGCCAGGACGGGCGTTGGCGGCCTCATCGAAGGTATTCCGATCGTTGGCCCGATCATCCGTGGCGGTACCGAGCGGGCTGCAGCGGCAACACTCGCGGCTTTCTCGGACGAGACCTATGATCAGGTCATGGATCGCATCCATGAAGCGAATAGAGCCGAAAAAGAAGCCAACCCGTACATTGATAGGGGGGCCCAGATAACTGGAGCCGTTGCCGGGACGATCCCGGCAGTCATGGCTGCTCCCGCAGCATTTGGAGCAGGCGGCGGAAGTTTGCTCGTGCGTTCAGGTATCTCTGGCTTGAGTGGCGCGACCATTAATGGCGCTGATGCCGCCGTCAGAAGCGGCGGCGATCCAGAAGCAATATGGCACGGCATGAAGGTGGGTGGCCTGTTTGGCTTGGGTGGCCCCGTGGCAGGCAAGGTCATTGGGGGTGTAGTCAGGTATCTCGTCGATGCAATCCGAACGCGAACAGCGGCGCAAGTTGCCGGCACGGACCCGCAGGCGTTCGGTTACTTCCGACGTGCGGTCACTGATGACGGTCTCGACGCGTCGACGCTGCCGCGCAAACTGATGGAAATGGGTGCCGATGCTATTCCGGCAGACCTTGGCCCGAACCTTCAGAAGCAGGCCGGTGCGCTTGCGGCAACACCCGGACCGGCGCAGACGACTATTCGGACCACGCTGGCTGATCGCGCCGCGGGAGCCAACGCCCGAATTGGTCAAACGATCGACGAAACGACCGGTCGAAATGTCGTCCCGTCGGAGATCCAGGCGAATATCGCCGTGAACCAGAATGCTCATTCGCCGCTCTACCGCGAGGCATTCCGCGAGGCCACGCCATACAATACCGAGCCAATTGCATCCGCGATCGAGGCGGACATCAGCCGACTTCGCGGCCCGGCGCAAGCTCGCCTGCGCCAAGTGCGCGACATGCTGAACATCGCGGACTCCAATGTTCTGTCTACTGACCCGAACGTTATGTTTCAGACGCGGCAGGCGATCGACGGTCTTTTAAAAACAGAAGTTGATCCGAAGGTGATCTCCGCACTGGTGGAGGCTCGGCAGATGCTCGACGACGGCCTCACGCGCGCCGTCCCGCGCATCAAGGAGATCGATGCGGGGTACGCCGAACTTGCTCGTCAGGACGAGGCAGTCACACGCGGTCAACAGGTATTGGATAGTGGACGGACCGCGCCCAGGCCATCAGAGCTCGCGGCAGAGGTAGAGCGCGGCGCTCAGCCGCAGGGGATGCAAATCGGGCCCTCAGCGGTTCCGTTGCGGCTGTCGCAGGGGGCCAGGGCCGAGATTGACCGCATAGTCGGCACGAATTCCAACGATATCACCGCCATGAATAAGCTGATCAAGGGCGAGGGCGATTGGAACCGCGCGCGCCTCGCCACGCTCTTCGGCCCGGAGAAGGCAGAGCAACTGTTCAAAGTGCTCGATAACGAGAGGATCTATGCCGATACCGCCAACACAGTGACCCGCAACAGCGAAACCGCGGCGCGCCTTGCAGCTCAGAATGAGTTGGGCGGCGGCGGAAATTTCGGTGTGAAGGAAGCATTCAAGGCCGGCGGTTTCCTCGGTGCAGCGCGATCGGCCGCTATCGATAAGGTCGACGACATCGTGAAGGCGCTGATGTCGAGCAACACCGGTAACGTCACCCGCGAGAGCCTGGCACGCGCCCTTATCGGTAAGCAGCAGGAAAAGCTGGTTGAAGGGCTGGTGAAAGCGCAGGGGATCGGAACGACGCCCGCTTTAGTCGATCCGGTCGTCAAAGCCCTGCTTCTGAATGCCGGAGCCCCGAGGACGCGATGACGGGTCAATCCAGCAAATAGTGAGATAGATCAGGGCAGCAAAACAGACGCCCATCACAAATCCCGCATCGAACGTCCCTCCGAGGACGTTTCCAATGCCGTCAACCGCCCAGTTGACCCCATAGAGGATCGCGGTGGCAAAGGCGATGCAGGTGATTTGCAGAACTCTCAGCATGGCGCAACCAATACTATAACCGTCGAGGCCTCGCAATTCGCTGGGCCTTCTCTACGGCTAAAACGTCGTGCAGGACACGTTGTTACCATAGCGGTTACAGTTTGTCGTTCTCATCGTTGGGGCGGCCTGGGGAGCGTAAATAACGGGGGCGGGTGTGTATTGCTGCCCTCGGAATGGGAAAGCGGGCAGGCGTCCGTCTGTCGCCCCGCATGAATAGCTCATCCGGTACCATGTGAACGGGCCAGGCTCAATATCCGCAATCAACCCGCCCGAATTGCTGGAGCTGTCGAGGACTTGGTATTTGCCTTTGCAGACCTTGGCGGCTGACTTCATGCACTCATTCGGCGATATGTTGCACTTTGCTTGATGCATGGTGCCACCAGACGGCGTCGGAACCTCTTCCCCAGAGGTGGCGCACCCGGCGAGGGTAGCGACGATAGCAACGAGAAGTGGCGCGGCTTTCATTAATTTTCTCCCAATGATGGAGAATAAAACGCACGAAAACTCGCGTTAGTCGAGTAGCCGCGCGGCAACTACCAAGCCATATTTTGGAGTAAGGTGAATGCCCAGAAACCCATCAACCGGCGTCTATTCCAAGCCCGCCGGCACGACCCCTTCCGTCGGTCAGATCATTGACCCCGTGCCGTGGAATGCGCTGACAACCGACCTCGGCAACGAAATCACCAATTCGCTGCCGCGCGACGGCTCGGCGCCGATGGTGTCGCCGCTGAAGGCAGCCAGCGGCACCGTTTCCGCGCCCGGCATCGGTTTCGCGTCGGTTCCGCAGACCGGTCTCTACCTGAAAGGCGGGGGTCTGCTTGGGTTCACGCAGAACGGCGTCGACGTCACCTTCGATAAGGCAGTGGTTTATGCAGCCAAGTCAGGCGATTACACCGCTGTCGCAGCAGACGACAACGCAGTGCATCGCTTCACGGCCGCCGCCACTCTCACGCTAACCGCAGCAGCGACGCTCGGGGCGAACTGGCATTACATGGTTATCGCCGACGGCGCAGACGTGACGATCGATCCGAACGGTGCCGAGACGATCGACGGCGCGGCAACGCTGGTGGTCAAGAGCGGCTATAGCGCATTGATCATTTGCTCCGGAGCCGCATTCTTCACCGATAAGCTGATGGCCAGGATACAGAGTAAGGCCGACAGCTCGGCGGTGGGCGATTTCGTCGTCGGGCTTCTGCTCTCCAACAACAGCGGTAACCCGACAACCAATGTCGATTTCGCGGCCGGATCGGCTCGCTCGGGATCGAGCTTCGTTTCCAGCGCCAGCGCCATGACGAAGCGCATCAACGGCACCTGGGCGGCCGGAACCGGCAATGGCGGGCTCGATGCCGGCTCTGTGGCTGCCAGCGCCACCTATTTTGCCTATGCTCTGCGCAAGGATTCCGATCTGTCCTTCGACGTGGTGCTCTCGACCTCGGCAACCACCGGCGGGGTGAACACGACGCTCCTCACCGGATATACCATCGTGAAATGCATTGGCGTTGTGCTGACGGATGGAAGTTCGAATATTCGCCAATTCATCATGTATCCGAGGGATGAGTACTTATGGGTCACGCCGGTTCTTGAATTTAACAACGTCGCAATCGGCACCGGCGGCGCGTTGGGAGCAATTACCGTGCCGACTGGCGTGAAGGTAAAGGCAAACCTTCGCTTTATGTATTCGTCCGGCGCCACAACTGCCGCTGCACTCATTCACGATCCCGCGCAAGGGAACCTCGTTGCAGGCGGGGGCAACTCTGGCAGCAACGCCGGTACTATTCAGGTCGCCAGTGGTTTTGCCGTCGGTGCCGATGAAATATGGACGAATACCAGTAAACAGGTCCGATATGTTGCTGGTGCATCTGGCCAGTTAAACCTGTGGAGCGACGGCTTCACATTCCCATGCGGGAGGATCGCCTAATGCCTTACATCTCTCGATCGACCGATGGCGCAATCGACGGGCTCTTCGAGCAATCGCAGCAGGGCGCAGCGGAAGAGTTTATGCCCGACGATGATCCTGCCGTCGTCGCGTTTGTGAATGCCCCTCCCAAAGTGTCGTCGGTCTCAGCGCGCCAGTTCCGACTGATGCTGCGACGCTCCGGTCTGATCGACCAAGTCAAGGCATGGGTGGCGCAACAGGACGGAGAAACGCAGGACGCCTTCGAGTATAGCGGCACTTTCGTGCGCAACTCGCCGATGATGGAGGCGGGTTTCACGGCTCTTGGCTTCACCGTGGGGCAGGTCGACGCCTTCTTTGCAGCGGCGGCGCAACTATGATCCTCCGCTACATGGCCTACTTGCCGGCGAATCTGATCCTCGTTGGCTGCGCCTATGTCCTTTCACCGTTCCTCGCCGCCTGGTCAATGAAGCACGGCCCGGTTCTTCCCGGCCGCTGGCGCTGGTTCTCAACGCTGAACGCCGATCTGGACGGCTATATCCCGCAGAAGGTCGGGGGATTCGATCCGGCCGCCAAGGGCTTCACACTCTGGTGGCAACGGACCCGCTGGACATGGCGGAACCCGTGCAATGGCTGGCAGTCGGAATTGCTCGGCGTGGACGACATCACCGGGGCCTTCACCGTCAAGCGTGACGTGCCTCTGCTGTTCGGTTTCTATCTGAAGTTCTGGCTTGGCTGGAACCCGATCAAGCGCGGCGGGAGCCGCTTCCCCTTTATGTTTCAATTGAGCCCCAAGCGGGCCTGAGCCACCTTCCACAATTCGGAGACATCCATGCTCGTCAGCAACTGGCGCGCAATCCTCAAGCATGCCTGGTCGGTGCGCTTGATGATCGTTGCCGCCTTCTTTTCCGGCCTCGAGGTGAGCCTTCCGCTCCTTGACGGCTATGTCGACATCCCGCCGCGCATCTTCGCCGTGCTGTCTGGTCTGACGGTCGCAGCCGCTTTCATCGCCCGGTTCACAGCTCAGAAAGGAATAAGCAATGGCCAGCCGCCTGAAGACAGCCGGTAAGTGGACAGCAGCCGGCGCGGCTGTGATCGCCTGCGTTGCGACCTTCGAAGGCGTCAGAACGTCTGCCTATAAGGATGTGGTGGGCGTGCCAACTGTGTGTTTCGGCGAGACGCGCGGCGTCGAAATGGGCGACAAGTACACGCTCGATGAATGCAAGGCCATGCTCGGTGACGCACTCGTCGATTTCGAGGTTGATGTTCGCCGCTGCCTGGCGAAGCCCGATGCGATCCCCCCCAAGGTCTACCTGGCCTACGTTTCTCTGGCCTACAATATCGGCGCCAAGGCTTTCTGCAATTCAACCGTGGCGCGGCGCGCGAATGCCGGCGACTACCGCGGCTCCTGCAACGCCATCCCCGTCTGGAACAAGGCCGGCGGCCGCGTCATCAAGGGGCTCGTCAACCGCAGGGCGGAAGAACAGCGCATCTGCTTGGAGGGCCTGTGATGCTCTCCCTAATCCCCGACGTCATAAAGCTGCCGATCGCCGTCGCCCTCGGCGCCGTCCTCGCCTTCTACCCGGCCCGCTGGCTTGGGCAGTCCGAAGGCAAGCAGATGGCAGCAACAGCCGCCCTCACCAAATCCGTCCATGTTCTGCGCGAAAGGAACACGATCGATGATGAAGTTTCCACTTCTGATGCTGCCGCTTTGTGCGCTGATCTCGGGCTGCCAGACGATCAGCAAGCAGAATGTGTGCGACGGGTTCTCTCGCCTGACGCCGAGCCTGCAGACGTCGGTAACGGTTCTGAAAACGGATCGACCGTTCGCAAACCAGATTGCCAGCCACAATAAATTCGGCGCCGCTCAAGGCTGCTGGAAGTAACGACGGGACGCGCCCATGAGCATGATGATCGGACTAAATCTGCGGTGACGGGTGGGAATGGAGGGAGGGGCGGTCCACGCCGATCATGATCGACCGCGTCGCCAATGGCATCGCACAATCTGAAAAGACGAAATTCGTAATTTAGAGGCATCAGCATGAACGCATCCGACTTCGACCCGCGCCTGCATCAGCAAATGGGGGAACTCCTTGCCGAGGTCCGCAATCTCCGTGACGCCTTCCGGCAATCGGAAATCAAATCCGACAACAGCCGATCGCAGATGCACGGCCGGCTCGATCTTCTTGTCGATCGCGTCGGCAAGGTCGAGGGCACGGTCTCAGCGGTTCAAGAGGATATCTCGGAAATGCGGCCCGTGACCGACGACGTGCGCCGGTGGAAACTAATGGGGCTGGGGGCGCTCGGGATTGTCGGCATAGGAGCTTCGGCGCTCACTTTCATCATCACCAAGTTTGGCGCCTCTGCTGCGGGGTGGTTTGTCGGCAAATAGAAGGCGGATCGCGAAGATTGCAAGGGGTGTATGCCGCCGGAGACAGGAGACTCCTCTGCGCGATCCTCCGAGCCAAGTAACACTTTTGTGTGACAATAGTTCGGGTACAATTCTGCACGGTAATAGTATAGCCGACGTCAATGACAAAAAAAGCCCCACTACGGAGCGGGGCTAAGGTTGAGGTGGGTCGCTCAGCGAAGTGTAACGAATCTCCGCACGGCCCGAAGGTTTTACGATCAGCGGAGCATATTGTTCCCGTGCCGACAGATTTTTTAGTCAGTCGCACCATTTGTTCCGCCGCTTCGGGCTCCACGTCCTGGCGAGGCCTTCCTTCAGCAGCTTCTTGCCGATTTCTTCACCATTCGTTCGGTAGATGTTGACGAGCGGCCGGTGCGTAGGTGTCTTGTCCACCGAGCCGCTGAACACCACTTTCAGGCCGCGCTCGGCCAGCAGCTCTTTCAGCCTTCCCTTGGCGATCAGCGCCAGCTTCCGTTCCTTGATGCACTTAGCGTGCGATCCGATTTCTGGCGTATCAATGCCGCTGACGAATGGAACGCCTTCCCCGAGCAGTCGCATATTCTGCCCGTCGCATTTCACTGTGTCGCCGTCGACGACGGTCAGGGATGCGCAGATGATCAGTCCAGCTATCATTCGTGTTCCTTACTTGCGGTGGGAGATCACCGCGCGACATAGCCAATGACGATGTTGGCGCCGCGGTGACCGCATTTGCATTTCAGTCGCGGACCTATTGCCGAAATCTTCATAGCTTTGCCAAGTCTCTTCTGCAGCGCCCATCGATCAAGCGGCCGTTTCCGCTTGCAATCCGCGTTCCCGCAAAAGGCCACTATCCCCTCCCACTCGGCCAGATCGCCAAGAGTGCGATCACCCTTCCGCGCCTCCTCGGGCTTCACATAGCCACGCCGGCGAGCCCATTCTTCCGGGCTGTGGTGATAGATGAGTTTGCACCGTTCGTAATATTTGTTTTCGGTGCGCTGGCACCCAAGATCCTCTTTCGCGAGTGTCTGGAGGAGCGATGGCATCGGAGTGTTGCCATGCTTGGCAATCAGCGCATCGCCATCGAAGAACTTCAGAATCTCGCAGTCCTCGCAGATTACTCCAACCCGCTTGCCCTTATACGAATTCAAAACCGCGCCCGCGTCGGTTGGGCTCCAATCATCGACGGTCATAGTCCGGCCGCCACCCGCGTGTCATGCCTCGGCTCATTGCGCCTTCGCTCAATGCTAACTGCCGGCGAAGGTGGCGGATATCCTCCAGCAGGGTGTCTATCGCCGCATGCGTATCGCCTCTGTGGTAGGCGATCACCTTTGCGCGCTCATCGTCTTCCACGGCTTCGCCGATCGGCTGCTCGCGCATATCCGTTCTCCATTGTCTTCGGTTTTTTAGATTGGCGGCCGCAACGCCGATGTTCTTATTATGTTCGCTGAAGACGATGAGTCAATAATCAATCTGGGCAAATTGCTTTTTTGCGTGTTGCTGATGAAGTGCCTGCATGAAAACGACGCCCCGAAAGCCTTCCAAGCCGCTGCTCGGTGAAGCCGACGCACCGCTCCGCAGCCGGCCGCGCCGGCGCCGAGATCCCGCTCAACCCAATCTTCCCCTCGATCCTATGCCGGCGCGCGTCGGACCGTGCCTTGCGCTGCTCAAGGCAAAGCCGCCGAAGGGTGACGACTGGGTTTACGAAATCAAATGGGATGGCTACCGCCTGGCGGTTCATGTCGAGCCGACAGGTATCCGCATTCTGACGCGCGGTGGCCATGACTGGACGGATCGTTTCCCGGCAATCAAACAAGCGGCCTTGTGGCTTCCCGTGGGCACGGTAATCCTCGACGGCGAGGCGGTGGTCCTCGATGAGCAGGGCCGGTCGAATTTCGGGCTGCTGCAACAATCGCTCGGCGGCCGGGGTGGCAAGAAGAGCTCAAACGACGCCATCTTCATGGCCTTCGATCTGCTCTATTTCGATGGTCATGATCTGAGGAATTCGGAACTCAGCATGCGCCGGCACCTGCTCGAGGATCTGGTGCCGGTCGAAGGGCAGGGCGATATCCGGCTTTCGGAGGAGATCGAGGCCGACGGCGATCAGCTACTGGCAAGCGCCTGCGAACTCGGGTTGGAAGGCATCATAGCAAAGCGGCTGGACGCGCCTTATAGCTCCGGCCGGCTCGGCGATTGGGTGAAAATCAAATGCATCCAGAGCGACAGTTTTGTGATCGTCGGTTATGAGCGATCCACAGTCGCGCGTGCCGGGATCGGTCGGCTTCTGCTCGCCGCGCGCAAGGGCAAGAAGCTGGTCTACGTCGGCGGCGTCGGGACCGGGTTCAACGAGCGTAACGCTTATGAACTTCGTGAGAAGCTCGACGGCCTCGTCACATCCGCGCCGGCTGCGGTGGTCGATCGAAAGGGAGCGATATTCGTGAAACCGAAGCTGATCGCCGAGATTGAATATCGGGCGTGGACCGACGACGCCAAGCTGCGGCACGCGTCTTACAAGGGGCTGCGGGAGGTGCAGGATGAGGCGGTGGTTTATGAGGTACAATAATCCACCTCTACAGCCCCGCACAGCGCACATTGCTGACCTGTGTGGAGGATGTGCACGAGCGGTTGAAGCAGTGAGCCAAACTTACTATCAGCGTCGTGTCTTTCGATGCGCTGGGTACCGAGGAGAGAGTTAGTCGAAGACCTGGACGAGACGACGCACTTGCATAACCTGGCCGCGTCACGTACGCTTCGCGCAACATCCGGAGCGCGTAATACTCTCGAATCGATGGTTGACGACGGAACCCAAAGTATGTCGTAACGTTGTGCCGGAACTACCGAATTAACATTTATGCAATGGAAACCCTCTAGCATAAGCAGTGCGCACTCCGGTGCGTACGCGCTCAGGCGTTGGCACTAAGGGAGAGCGTAATGGCGAATGTGACAGCAATGACCTCCAAGGCGAGAACAGCGACGGATCGCGATCCAGTCCATCGGGCAGCTGTGAGTGAGCTGAAAACTTTGCGTGTGTCCATCGAGCAGTCGACAGGCAAGTGGAGCTTGACCAAGGAAAAATCAGCAAATACGGTCAATCAGAAGGTGAAATAACTATGGATTCGACATGCCGGAATTGTATTCGCTTGAGGATTGGCAGCGTCCGGTAAGTCAGGAAAATCCAGAGACATTTCGGGATGAGGCGCGGCGAGATTATGCGCGCCTTATTCACAGCGCTTCGTTTCGGCGCCTGCAAGGGAAGACCCAAGTTTTTCCAGGTCACGAGAGCGATTTCTTTAGGAATCGACTGACCCATTCTCTCGAAGTCGCGCAAATCGCTAAATCTATTGCGATACGCCTCAACAGCACTTCCGATCACTTCAAAGACGCCCCTATTAATCTCGACGTTGTTGAGTTCGCTGGGCTGGCCCATGACCTCGGCCATCCGCCGTTCGGACATAACGGCGAGGAGGCGCTCGATGAATGCATGCGCGACTCTGGCGGTTTCGAGGGAAATGCGCAGACTTTGAGAATCCTCTCCACTTTAGAGAAAAAGCAAGTCGAAGGTGACGAAGCCTCAACTCACGATGGCAACGGCAGTGACTTGCGTCGCGGGCTCAACGTCACGTACCGGTCGCTAGCAGCAGTCCTCAAATACGACCGGCTGATCCCCATTGGCAGCAAAGAACGTCCTGAAGATAAAGTGGCTAGCCCAATGAAGGGTTACTACAAATCTGATGAGGAACTGGTAAAGCAGATCAAGGCCCGTGTCTTGGGAACGGCAGGCGTGGCCGATTTCAAGACTATCGAGTGCTCGATCATGGATATTGCCGACGACATCGCCTACTCGACGTACGACTTGGAAGATATTTTCAAGAGCGGGATTCATGGTCCCTTGGATCTCTTGAGTTTTCCCGAGCAGATTTATGAGGCGGTCGTTGAGACAATCAATAAGCGAATTGAAAAACAGTACAAAGATGAGGCGACCAGAGTTTCAGTTTCTGACATTCGGGATGTTCTCTATGAGGTCTTCAGCGGAGTGTTCGCGATCGGAAGCGATGAAGATGCTATTATCAGAAATCGGAAGATCGAACCGGGCCGTCGGAAGATGTACTCGTCGATGGCGGCGAAGCAACTCTCATCACTGTACGCCGGGAATGGATATCACAGAACGCGCTTTACATCGAAGCTGGTTCAGCTTTTTCTCGACGGAGTCGAGGTAGTGCCGCATGAGGCATTCCCGCAGCTGCATCAAGCAAAACTGAAGATCAAAACCTTCGTTTTTGTAGAGGTTCTGAAGAATATTACATTTGAATCCGTAATTCGGTCACCGATGCTGCAGGTTGTTGAATATCGGGGCAAGGACGTCATTAAGAAAATATTTGAGGTGATCAGTTCAGCGAACGGTGAGCGCCTTATGCCGCCTGATTTCCGCGAGATCTATCGTCAGGGCGATGGTTTGGGAAAAACCCGAACAATTTGCGACTTCATTGCAGGAATGACAGACCGTTATGCGGTCGAGTTCTATAGCAGACTGCTTGGTGCCAACGGGATGACCATGCATAAGCCGCTTTAACGGAACTAAGACTAGGCAATCCCTTCAGCGTCGCGCAAGGCCGACTGAGAATCGCCAGGTTGTCCCAAGCGCCGCGGGATCTAGTTCCAGAGAAGCCGGAAACGTATTAGCGCTTGCTCCAAGCGGATCAAGCCGTCCCATCAACATCGCCGTCCTCATCCAACGCGTGCACCGGCAGATAGGTGTTCGTCTCCAGCCATTCCCGGACGATGTACCTGACGGTATCGTTGCGCGTCTTGCCAAACTCGCCTGACAGATCCCGAAGAGCTTCTTCAATGTCCTCGTCGAAGGCGATCGATCCAGAGTTTCGCAGCAATAGCGCCGCGCGGCGAAGCATGATCTGCAGATCCGGCCGGGAGACGTCTGCGATCCGATCGGCAGCGTCTTCCAGGAGGGTGGCGGTGTCAGATATCGTCATTGGTGACCAGGCGGGTTGTATCCTTCGGCTGTGTAAGGCGTGCCGGTAATGAGATCCGATTCATCGATTTCGGCGGCAGATTCCTCGATGAAGACAATCCCCTCGGACGGGGTGCCCTCTTTGTGCCACCATCGCAGTGAGTCTGCGTAGTCGCCCAATTGATGGTCGTAAGCCTTGACGCGATAAACCGTGATCTTTGCCATCGAGTCCTCTCATTACTCGTGTCCTCGCCCGCGGTAGGTCGTAGGAATGCCTGCGGCCTCATGGCACTGAGCAAGCGTCTCCAGCCATGCAGCCAACCCCGCAGGCACTTCATCATTCCCGGCTTCTAGCGCCTCCACCCACGACAGATCGCATTGCAGCGCGCTAGCCAGGTTTATTGGTGTCCAGCGGATGTGCAGAAGGCATTCGGTGAAACGAGCCGGGGTCATGGTGGGCTCCAATTCGTGTTGCTCGATATGGGTCTATCGCTTCACCGAGGCTGTGGAAAGGGAGGAAAACCACCGATCGTGATTGGAAATTCGTCCCGAACTCCTCCTGAATTGCAGGCAGGAGATAGCGCTATGTCACTTGCCTATTATGCCCGAAATGCTGCCAGCGCTGAGCGCGCCCGCCGCCGGATGCGCAAAGAGGGATTTACGATGAGAGGACAGAAACTTTGGACTGAAGATGAGTTCCAGATCATCCGAGAGATCGGACCCAACTTCGACTCCATTCGGGAACGGTTGCCCCACAGGACACGCGTATCAATCGAGAGTCAGTGTAGGAAAATGGGCTTCATTCAAAAGCCACAACACGCATGGTCTGCGGCCGAAATTTCCAAACTGCGAAAGCTTTATCCCGCGGCGATCATTGAAGAGATTTGTCAGACATTTCCCCACTCGACATGGGTGAACATTCGCCAGGTGGCTCAATACCACGGTTTCCGAAGAGCCAGGCGCCCATTCAAACCCACAGGCAACGCACCTGTTGATGAGATGTTGGCGAAGCTCTTCGAGGCAAATTTATCGTTTCATGATCTGGATAAGGAATGCAGGACAAAGCGCTATTTTCAAAAGGCGAAATGGCGTTATGCAAAACCAAATTACAATCGTCTAGTCAAGGCGATTGAACTCCTAGACGGCGAGTTGGCGGTTCGCTGGCGAGGTTGAACAGCCTCGTCGCGGGCGTCATGCAATTAGCTGAGCCACATAGGTCGACCAAGCAGTCAATGCAGATCGCTTCTCCTCCGCATAGTCGTAGCGATTATATACTGCTGCGACCCCTTTAATCGATCCTGACCGGTGATTGATGACAGCTTCGACGACGTGGACCGGCACACCCAACCGCGCCATGCCGCTCGCTGCGGTGCGTCTCAAATCGTGGAATGTCCATGGCTCGAGCTCGACCTTAGCCGGGAATTGCCCGAGCGCTTCGGCTTCCTTCCTGGCAATCTTGAGCATCCAGGCGTCAATGTTCTTTTTGGCCCGACCATATCCCGAGACTTTTGTCACGCCGGTTGTCGTGAAAAGAAAAATTGCCTCTTCGTCTTCCGCCGGCCGGATCTTTGGAAGTGCCTCGATTTCCCGCAGTGCTTCAGCCGTAAGAGCAACGAAGTGTTCCTTGCGGTTCTTCGCTCGCTCAGGCGGAATTATCCATTGCTGGTCGTTTCCCGCCAGCTCCATTTCCCACCACCGAGCGCCAGATACCTCACTGCGCCGCTGTGCGGTCAAAAGCAGTAGCCGGACCATAGGCCCGAAAGGATAGCCGATGTTTCCGGATGCCAGCCAAAGAAGCCTTACTTCATCGTCCGTTAGAACCCGATCTCTTGTCGTCTCTTCGCTTGGCTTATCGATCTTCTTTTCCATTGGCGACATATCGATGATGTCGCGCTGAATAGCCCAGTTGAAAAACTTCCGCAGCAGCGAAAGCAGCCGGTTGGCTACAATTGGGGCCCGCTCCGCAACTTCGTCCAGGTGAGCGACAATCTCTTGTCTCTTGATGCTCTTCATCGTCCGCTTGCCGAATTTGGGCCGGACGTCCTTATCAAAAAGCCGTTTCCTCTCTGTAATAGTCGAGGGCCGGTTTTTCTTTTCGACGTATCGCTTGATGAACTCGTCGAGCGCATCATTCACGATATCGAGCTTGAGCGCCTTCTTGGTCGCCTTGGCTGCCGCTGGGTCTTTACCTTCCGAGACATCACGCAAAAGCTTCGATGCCTCTTCGCGGGCTTTAGCCAATGGAAAAAGGGGCAGGGGGCCGATCGTGAATTTCTTCGGCTTGCCCTCAAACCTGTAACGGATGGCCCAGCTCGTCACACCGGAAGGCTGAATGATCAGATAGAGCCCCGGCAAGCCGCCGTCGGGGATCTCCTGTCGAATGTCCGTCGCTTTGAGTGCGTCAATTGCTCGAACGGTCAGCGCTTTTGCCAT